GTTGTTTGTGTGATAATCCTGAGGTGTTCTTTCGTGATGTTAATCCTACTGTTTTTTATGATTTACATGTTAATGAGAACACTGACGACGAGTATTTGTTTTCCGCTGAGCTTGTTACCAGCTTAACTGGTAAAAAGGAGGAGGTTGCAGTCCTTCCGTTTGTCGAGGGCGATGATAATGTTCTCGGCTTACCTCAGCTTTACGAGAGTTATTCTGATGCTATCGTTGATGGTTATCACATGTTAGGACTTGATTGTAAGGTCTTCTTCCGCACAGGCCGCGAAGTTGATTCGTCTGGCAAGCTTGTGCTAGTAAATGGGGATTATCGTGCTGAATTTGTTGGATGCCATATGTGCGTAAATAAAGGTGTTACTTTTCCAGGTCAATGGTGCCCTGATATAGTTCGTGCTTTAACCAAGTTTTCTTATCTGTCTTCTGATATCTCAGTTGATTCCAACAAGGTCGGCGTCGATCATCTAAGCAAGAGCATTATTTATTCAGCATTAATGTCACGCGCTGTCGCTTTTGCTGGACGAATTAATGCTGTTGCTAACATTTTCTACACATTGGCACAGAGACAGTGTGTTCATGAGTTGAGTGAAAACATTCCTTATGTTGATCTCAAACCAATCTTGATGACGCATAACATCAAGGATGTGAGTGTTGCGTATTTTGAAGATACCTATCGATCTAGGTGTGATGGTGCTCTATCTGCTGATGTTTCGCAGAAGCTGTTTTGTGCTTCGGTTTGTGGTTTTGTTACACGCAAGGAAATCGATTTGTTGCTTACATCCAACTTTGATAATTTGGATGATAAAGCAACTTTTTCATTTCTCCCTAAAGCCATAAGCTCGAAGTTCTTGACAAATTAGTATATCCGTTGGTCGCGTTAAGACTGGTGCCATTGTCCTTGCATGGGTAAATCAATGGCTGGTGTTTTTGTTTTCTTGGTGGAGGTGGTCGGGGGCAATGATGCCCGCCAAGAAAGGTAATGTTTCGAACCAAAAACAAGTTTCTGTTGTGAAACCAAAACAAAACAAGTCTAAGGGGAATAAGAAGAAGAATCCGATTGTTAAGGTTCCGTTATGTCCGACAATTGCCTCTATTGCTACTTTTCGTTTTCCTGTGCGAATGCGTTTCAGTCGTGTGTTAACTAGTTCTATTGTGTTTGGGGCGACTCCTACTGTTACTGCTCAGAGTGCCATTTATGTGTTTGCTCCTCATAATGATTGTGTGGCTGCGACTTACACTCAATCTAATTCCACAGGTGTGCCTGATAGTTCTTCATCTGTTGTTGCTGGTTATGTTATAGATCCTTACCTGACTTCTTTACTAACCAATCCTGCTACTTCTGGTGCTGCAAATGCGCTGAGTATCAGATGGTCTAAGTTTTGCGTCCAGGTGTTCGATTTGGATCCTTTGGCTTCTGTTCAAGGTAGCGTTCAAGTTTTAAAGTGGACTCAAGCTGGCGTCCCGTTGATTGGTAGCCCTGCTGCTGCGGAGTATGGTTCTGTCTATACTTCTGTCAGTGAGGCCAACAATGTTTCTGGGATTAAGGCTCATGAGGCTACAGTTGCCAGTTTAGTTCATGGTAGATGTATTGAGAGTGCAATGTTGGATCGTTCTGCTCTGGAGGTTACACCCGTACTGACAGGTTCTGGTGTGTGGCAATCTATTTATGGTTCAACAACCTATTCCACATCTATTGGTTCGTTTATGCCCTGGACGCCAATTGTGCTTGTTGTATCTCTGCCACCACCAAATGTGGCTACAGCTATATCAACTGGTGCTTCAGCGTCTGGTGGCGTATCGGCGTCTTTAAATTTAAGGTTTGAGGTTGAAGGTGAAATTGAAGTTTCTGCCCCTCCTAACTCTTTTCTTAGTCGTTTAGCTAAATTGCAACCTCGTGGTTCTGTATCTGCTGAGCATGAGTGGTTTAAATACCAGGATTCTATTCTTCGTCGAGGTTGGCTGCCTGTCAATCGCGACATCCCACTTGCTAGGTCCGATAAGTTATTGTATTGACTATCTTCTTTACCCAAGCCCTTAGTATTGACTGATTCTTTTATTTCCGATGATATATCTGGCCTGTCTGCTGCTTATAAAGCTAATCGGCCTGTTGTTATTGGCGATGTTTTATATGTTCCGGGAACGCGTAAACGTGCTGGTGAGATTATACCTCTCACCGACATCATTAACGACGTTTCAATTTTTACTCCTTCTTTTCGACAATCTTCTGCTTATTTGGATGCTTTTGATGCTTTTAAAAGTTCTAAGATTAATCGAATTGTCGGTCATTCTTTGGGTGGCGCGGTTGCATCCGCGCTGGGTAAAGATTTTGATGTTTATAATGTTGGTTATGGTTCTCCTGTAACCAATGCTGAGAATTATGCTGATCCTTATGATCCTGTTGGTTTGCTTGTTTCTTCCAAACCTTTAGTTAATGATTCGTTTCTTCATCATTCTGATGTTATGCGCTATCGGTTGCCGAAACATTAACTTCCACTTCCTGTTTCTGTTTGTTTTATGCTGTTTATGCGGCAGTTTTTTCCCCTTGTTGCAACAGTGTGCTAGTGCGCACGCCCACAATACACGTGGGAAGTCCGGTGCGATTCCGATGAAGGGGAAATTCTGGGTGAGATCGGTGCGTATTGCGTCCTCAACTAGAAGCTTTTGCAACA